TTTCAATAACAATATTTATTTATTGCCAGTAGTACATCCATATATGGCTTATACTTTATACATTTCTGGCAATTTATTCCCAGATTTCTATAATGAGTATACCTATATATGCAATGAAAACTGCCTTTATTTTAGATATTGTTAAGAAATAATCTATTTGTAGACGTTGCACAGTTTACAATAGAGTTTATTTCAATGTTGTGCAACCCAACATTGTAATGAGTAAATTTATTTACTTTTGTAACTCTATATGTTATTTTAAAATTAAAAATATAAAAATATATTGTATAATGTCTTAGTGTTTATGGATCTCACTTTTGTAATTTAAAAGATCCGAATTAATAATTTTATAAAAAATAAAAAATATAAAATATAAATATTGATTCACATAGTTATTTAGTATAATAGAACTAAAGCAAGTATTAGGAGTTTTTCCGAACACCTCTCAGAACAAGTAGTTCTCACGTGTCAAGATATCTCTGTTTATGTGTAGGATCATAACCTGCATGTTCTATTAGAATTTGATCTATGTTTACTTGCCAGAGTTTGAGTCTCAGGCTACCCTCCCATGGGAATATGGGATATCCCTCGGAATGGTGAAACAATTGGACCCCCCCAAAGAAACAGATACAACTAATATGAATTTCGATTTACCCACACTAAAAGTTTCGCGAAAAAGATTTGATACACCAATGTCTCCAAAAAAGAGACATTTATGGAATTTGTATCAATCTTATCAAAGAGTATATGGAGAAGATTTTGATTCTTTTACTAAGCAATTAGAATTTGAATCATCATTTGAGAGAGTTAATGGTTTTATATCCATTCCTCTAGATAATCTTAAAGAAGAAGATTATTTAATATTAGATGAAAGTATCACAGAAGAAATTGAAGAAAATATTGATGTTGTAAATCTTTTATCTGATTTTGATTTTGATACTGCTTCAATGTATAGTGATGAAGTTGACGAATATTGTTGTTTTTCTGAAATATCAGAACCTTTATATGGCCATTTTTCACCCTTAATGAGTCCAATAAAAAATAGTGATCAATGTTTATGTGGTTTTGGATTTTGTGATACACATCCAGAAAAATATAGTAAGTTGTTCAATAATGTTAATAATTCATTACATATGAAGAAAGAGAGTGAATTGGAATTAGTTATTGAATCTGATTGGATTAACCCATACTCACAAATGGTTGAGCCACAATATATTGCAACTCTTGTTGAGGATATTTGTTGGAGTATGTTTATTGTTGGATCAAAACCAACAATTAAATCCATAGTACAAGGAGTAGGAACTTTTATTAAATTAAGATACAAAGGATCAATCTTATATGACACATATAAAATAATGTATCTTAAATATTGTTCTAGAGTTTTTAATGTTGATATATCTAATATTGAGAGTTTGGTAGATTTAAATGTTGAAAATGATTATATTGATAAAGCTAAGGATTTATTAGGAGCATATAAAGCACTAAATAAACATCCATTTTTTAAGAAATTATACAAATGTGCTATGTATGGTATATCTTTAGATATTTTTTCAAAAATTGGTATGAGTATGGATACTTTAGGTTATAGTGCTATGGAAGTAGCTTTTTTAAAGAAGAAATTCTATTCAAAATCTGATTTTATATATACGTTATTAGATACAGTTGTTTATATTCTTGAACAAGGTATATATGTTTTTAAAACTGGAGATATTAGTTCAATTGTACATAGTGGAACAGTATATTCAGAATTGTTTGAACAATCAAACGAACTTAAACGTAAAGCTCGATTATTAAATAATAGTGAAGCTCATGGTTTTGATGAATTCTCTTTTAGGAATGAATTGGATACTATTATTGAAAAGTTCCAATCTATAAAGAAACATTCAGGGAATTTAGATAAATTTGATAAAGATTGTGTAAAGTTTCATTTAGATGCATTATTAATGTTAAAAGATGATATTGTTACAATGAATGCTTGTAGACAAATGCGTAATTTACCATTTGGTGTATTGATTGTAGGAGATTCTGGTATAGGTAAGTCTACTCTCGTAGAATATATATATAAATTTTTTGGGAACTTAAGAGGTTTACCTACAGATGATTACTATAAATATGTTCATAATTATATGGCAAATTTTTGGAATTTATTTAAAACTAGTTGTTATTGCATTGTTTTTGATGATGTAGCAGTAGAAAGTCCAGCACTTATGGACAATTCATCAGTTAAAGAATTAATACAAGTTATGAATCCTGTACCATTCTGTCCAGATCAAGCTGCTATTGAAGATAAAGGAAAAACACCTTGTAAAGCAGAATTAGTTATAGCTACAACTAATGTAAAACATATGAATACATTTCATTATTTTTCTTTTCCTTCTGCAGTTCAAAGGCGTTTCCCATATATAATCACTCCAAAGGTGCATCCGCATCTTACTAATGATATGGGAATGCTTGATTCATCCAAAGTTATTGAAGATGTAGAATATCAAGATTTGTGGACTTTTAAAATTGAAAAGGTCATACCAAAGAAAATAGATGCACATGATAGTAGAAGTTTAGCAGATTTGGAAATTGTTCATGAATCTTTAGATCAGAGAGGTTTTTTCACTTGGCTTAGAGATGCTATATTGGCCCATGATGCTAATAATAAACGAGTTAAGACATCAATTTCTAAGTTAAAGAATGCTAAAAATTGTTTATGTTGTAATCTTCCTGATCAAATGTGTTTAAATATACAAAATGATTTTGTGTATTTCACTTCAAGTGTTTTTTCTGATGTTTATGAAGCATGGAAGTGTTCATATCTCTGTAGATTTTTTAACTATATTAAATTCCTGATATATATGTTACTTGTAACATTTAAAATTGGTGACACTTGTTTAAATAAATATAATGCTATGAATGCTTATTGTGAAAGTATAGATTTAAGAAGAAAATTTTATAGTATTGGAGAAAATGTTAAAACAAAATTATCTATACCAAATGTATCATTATTATTAGGTGCTGCAACCACATGTTTACTAATGTGTAAAATATATAATAAAGTGAATCTCAAAGTCGAAGGGAATGATATATCTACGGTTGGCTCAGATTTGCCTAATGATAAGAAAGAAACAAAGAGAGAAAATGCTTGGTATAAAAACGATTTTGTATTATCCGAATGTGTTTTATCCCGACAAATAACATCTTCACTCAGTTCCACCTTTGACGATTTTATTGGAAGAATTTCTGAAAATTGTGTTTTATTTAAATTAAAACACGAAACGGATGATAGTTTAGTGAAATATGTAAGAATGGTTTGTTTAAGAGGGAATTTGTATTTGACAAATGCACATAATTTTGTTAAAACAAGTAATAATCTTTATAAAGGTAAATTTATACATAAAAATAATCACACTATATGTGGAAATATAGATATTCAAATTGGAGAGTGTGATATATTTAGAATAATGAATAAAGATTTAGTTATTGTTAAAATACTCAATGTACCACCGAAGAAAGATATTTTGAAATATTTTTTACCTAAAACAACACCATTGATATGTAAAGGGGTATTATTACGTAGAGAACAAAATGGTACCATTCATAGAAATCCAATTGATAATATAAAATTATTACAATCTACTCATCTAAATGAAGAAAAAATTGGTTCTATTAAAGTCGATTTATGGTGTGGTATAGCTAACAATCAGACTGATGTAGGTGATTGTGGTTCTTTATTGATTGCACAGACTGAGAAAGGTTACTGTTGCTTAGGTATTCATATAGGTTCAGATAAAGAAGTACTTCGTAGAGTTTGTTCTAATGCTTTTAGTATTGAAGATTTTCCTCATATCTTTCAAGAAGCCACTATTGAGGGTTCCGACTATTCGATGATTAGTAGTGAAACCATTCAAAGAAATGTTACAGATTTGCATCCTAAATCAGTTTTTCGTTATATACCAGAAGGGTGTGCAGAAGTATATGGATCATTTACAGGTTTTAGAAATAAATCAAAGAGTAAAGTAGAACCAACAATATTAATACATGCCTTAGATAAATATGGATATAAAATAAAACACGGTAAACCAGTAATGAATGATTATAGACCTTGGAGAATAGGAGCTCTAGATATGTTATCTCCTATCACTCAGTTAAATAATAATATTTATGATAAGGTTACCAATGATTTTATATCACGCATCTTATCTAAATTACCTGCAGAGCGTATAAATCAATTGTGTGTGGTTAATGCAAAGATAGCGATCAACGGTAAACCTGGTGTTAGTTTTGTAGATAAAATAAATAGGAATACTAGTGCAGGAAATCCTTGGAAAAAGAGTAAAAGACATTTACTATTGAATTTGACACCAGATGAAGAGTATGATTTCCCAGTTACTATGAATGATGAGATTATGCAGCGTGTTGATACTATATTGAATCGATATAGAGAAGGTAAGAGATCGTATCCAAATTTTTGCGCGCACTTAAAAGATGAAGCAACCACTTTTAAGAAAATAATGTTGGCAAAATCACGTATATTTGGAGGCGCTCCTGTTGATTGGACTATTATAGTACGTATGTACTTATTAACTATGGTCAAATTGATTCAAGAGGAACAAGAAGTTTTTGAGAGTGGACCAGGTCTAATAGTTCAATCATTGGAATGGCATCAATTACATGAATATCTTACGCATTTTGGTGAGGATACAATAATTGCAGGTGATTATAAAGCATATGATAAGAAAATGTCTCCTATAGAAATTTTATCAGCTTTTAAAGTTTTGATATCGTGTATGAAGAAGAGTGAGAATTTTAAACCAGAAGATGAGATTATCTTGTGGTGTATTGCACATGATACATGTATGGCTTTATATGAATTTAATGGAGATTTAGTTATGTTTTATGGATCTAATCCTTCGGGACATCCATTAACAGTTATAATAAATGGGATTGTGGGATCATTGAGAATGAGATATTCGTATGAGATATTGAAACCAAAAGATTGTGATTATCAATTTGATGAGTATGTACATTTACGTACATATGGAGATGATAATATCATGAATGTTTCAAAAGATATTCCTTGGTTTAATCATACTAGTATAGCTGAAGTATTGAGCGATGTTGGTATAACATATACTATGGCAGATAAAGAGGCTGAGAGTAAACCATATATTCGTATTGATGAATCGTCTTTTCTTAAAAGAACTTTTAGATATGATAATGATTTAAAATGTTATATGGCACCCATAGAACACGATTCTATCGAAAAGAGTTTGACAACGTGGGTTAAATCAAAATCTATACCCAGAGAAGCTCAAGCAATAGCAATTATATCAACAGCAATAAGAGAATATTTTTTCTATGGTAAAAGTGTTTTTGAAGAAAAAAGAGAGATGTTGATCAATATTGTTGATGAATGTGAATTACACAATTGGGTAGATGAGAGTACTTTTCCAACATGGAATGAATTGACTGAACAATTTTGGAATTCATCTAAACACATTGTATTGAGTGTGCAAAATGATTGGTTAACTAGATATTTGCCTACAGATACAATACGCAATATTAGAGATTATAGTAGTCCAAATCAGTTTGATCAAGAAACACGTTATCTTAACAAATATAGACGATATATTAGTGATAAATGGATATATAAATTGCATCAATTCCACTTGATATACAATACAACAAGATATGGGATTATTGAAATTTATAATTGGTATGTGATTAGATTAGAATTATTATCATTAAGTGTTAGTAGAATTAGAATCAATACACATTCATTATTTGTAAGGTTTCCAATTTTGTGTACGTGTATATGTTCTTGGGCATTTAGTATTTTAGCTACGATTGGTACATTTCTATTAATATTAATGCAATTGTATAAATGTTATTTATTTTGTATCCTTTTATATTTATTATGTATTAAATATGCTAGAAATCTTATTGAATTTTCTTTTGGAGTCAATATTATATTTTATATACAAATATTGATGTTTATTATTGCGTGTTAATAGGATTTCAAGCTCGGGGCTTTGAAAGTATGTCCTTTAAACCAAAACTTTCCGTACAATGTAGTTACTGATCAAAGAAAATCACTATCACGCATTATTATGCTTTGATAGAATGGATATTGTATGTAACCTACCTGAGCGTTCCTCAAAATCTCTTTTTAGAGATGCACTTGGTTGGTGTGCAATTAATGTGTGATGCGATACATTACGCTTGAGCTGGCGATGTATTTTAAAGAAGGCTTGCTAAAATTACACAAAGTACGCGTGGTACTAAAACACAAAATAAAGAAAACATATTATCTGATGTGCAAATTTGTTCACTTTGTGGAGTCACATTTAGAGAAAATATTGCGTCTATTCCAACTTGTTGCTGCGCTTGCTACGATAGTAGCATCGGTAAGATCATATTTCGAGTAGAGAGTGATTATGTTGCAGAACAAGAAACTAAACAAGTTGATCCAGAACTTATGAACTTTGAAGATAATATTGAACAGAAGAGTTTTATTCATGATTCAATACCATTATTGTATAATCCTACTCAAAACACTGATGTTAGTCTATCTAAATTTTTATCAAGACCTGTACTTATTGATACGATTGCCTGGACACAAGGAGCATTTCCGAGTTCTGTTATAAGTCCATGGCATAAATTCTTTAATCATGCCTCAATAAAAAGAAAACTTGATAATTATGCATATATTCGGTGTGATCTTAAAATTAAGGTTGTAGTTAATGCATCCCCTTTCTATTATGGAGCTGGAATCTGGTCATATACACCTTTAAATCAATATGGAGCAGGCGCTATAGATAGTGCTGACTCAGCAGGTAGGGATAATCTTATTTCCCAAAGACCACATATCTGGATTTACCCTCAAGAATGTATGGGTGGTGAATTAACTTTGCCATTTCTCTATAATAAAGAATGGCTGGATGTTACAAATGCAACAACTCTGCAAGATATGGGACAAGGACAATTTAGAACTATAGTAAGTGTGAGAACTGTTGGTTCTGGCACTGGTAATGCTATAGATGTACAAATCTTTGCTTGGGCTGAAAATGTTCAATTGGCAGGTGCTACTGTAAGTTTGGCTGTTCAAGGTGATGAGTATAAAAAGAATGGGCCTATAAGTAAACCAGCTTCAGCGATAGCTAGAGCCAGTGGATTACTTTCTAAACTACCTGATATAGGACCTTTTGCCACTGCTACTAGTATTGGAGCTAACGCTATAGCAAATATAGCTGCACTATTTGGCTTCACTAAAGTACCTTCAGTAGAAAATACCCAACCTGTTAAAAATATGCCATTTAGAGCATTTGCGAATTCAGATATTGGAGATGTAATGGATAAATTATCTGTTGATTGTAAAAATGAACTAAGTGTTGATAGAACTGTACTCGGAGATCCGCTTAAAGATTATATGATAATATCAAATATGGTACAACATTCTAGTTTATTGACTAATTTTACTTGGACTGCAGCACAAGCATATAATACACTTTTATGGAATGCTTACGTGTCTCCTGTACTCTCAAGATCAGTAGCTGGTACTGGCCAATCTCGCATCTATGGCACACCAATGTGGTTATTATCAAATATGTTTGCAAATTGGCGAGGTGATATCATTTATGATTTTAAAGTTGTATGTACAAAGTTTCATAAAGGAAGATTGCGTATAGCATGGGATCCTACCGGAGATATATCATCTACACCAGATTCTTATACCGAAGTGAATAATGTTATTATTGACATTTCTGAACAAACACAATTTTCTATTCGTGTCCCCTATATTCAGGATGTTGCATATAGTAAAATGATTGAGCCTGCTGATACAGAGGTGTATAAAACAACTGCTTTAGCTCCTTTTTTAGTGGATTATACTACCAACGGGATTATAGCGGTATTTGTTATGAATGAACAATCATCACCACTCACTTCAGCGGATATACAGGTCTTAGTATCAGTAAGAGGTGCTGAGAATTTAGAGTTTGCTAATCCTAAAGAAATTGATAATACCTTATCATTGTTTACAGTTCAATCAGACTTTGTGCGTGATGATACAAAAGAATGTACACTAGGTATACCATCTAAAGCAATTGGTCAAATTAATTTGATATATATGGGGGAAAAAATTTCTTCCTTACGTGAATTGCTACAGCGTACTAATTATTCAGATTCACTACCAGTTTTAGAGGAGGCAACATCGAGTAAGGTTGCTTATTTTGAGATGAATCGACGACCATTATTTAATGGTTATGATCTTGATGGTATACATACAGCAACTGGTATTGTCAGTACATTACCTGAAACTTATAATTTTGTTAAACCTACGCCATATACGCTCTTGGCTAATTGTTTTGTAGGTGAGAGAGGTTCAATTACTTGGCATATTAATGTTGATGGTTTCGAAGAAACTACAGTGAATATTTGTCGCTCTAATACTTTATTGACTATTGGTAGTTACAATTTGACATTTACACCTACTATGGTTACATCTTCAACAGCTTCAAGAGAGGGTGCTTATGTCAATAAGAGTAACGCAGGAATGATGATGACACACCAATTTACCAATTCTGGATCTAGTGCTATAGTACCAATGTATTCACAATTGACTATGTTGGAGACTGGTAAAAGTACTAGAACTTACGGAAAGACTGATGTGTCAGATAGGGATTCAGTTTTAGTTTCATGGACTAACCATGAATGGAAAGATCGAGGTAATGATACTTATTTGGTACATAAGTATTATAATGTGGGACCCGATCATTCATTTCTTTTCTTTTTGAATGTGCCTACTTTTTATAGGTACACTTCTTATCCCACTGCTTAAAATTGTAATGACCGACATTACAATCTCATTTTTATGAGTTTGAGCTATAACCAAGGCTAACGGACACTTATATTATTGAAATATTGCAA